GATAAAAACCAATTAATAAAAGAATTAAATGCTTTAGAAAAACATTATATTAAAGAATACAGTACTTTATCTCCTAATGGTTATAATTTGACGCCCGGAGGAGATTCTATAGCGGAACATATAAAGCAGAAAATTGATGAATATGATCTATATGGAAATTTTATTATGACTCATGATTCTGCGTATTTAGCTGGAAAATCTGCTAATACTTCTGACACTATTATCTGTATGTGTTGCAAAGGAAAAATTAAATTCGCAATGCAGAGAATTTGGCGTTATCATGGTGACAAGCTAAATAAATACGCGCTTCCTGATACTAGCGAACTTAATATTGCATTAAGAGATCATAAAAAAATTTTAGTAGATCAATATTCTATTCAAGGAAAATACATAACTACTTTTTCATCAATTGCGGAAGCATACAAATCCTTAAATTTGGATAATGTTAAAAGTCATTCTCATATTTCAGAATGTTGCAACGGAAAATTAAGTACAGCTCATGGATATATTTGGAGATATCATGGTGAAAATATTGATACTGTAAAATCTGATCAAAGATTTAAAATGTGTGAAGTTTTAGATTTAGAAGGAAATGTTCTTGGAAAATATAACTCTCTCAAGGAAGCAGCATTATCATTAAACCTTGATTATAAAAAATGCCATTCACATATCGTATCTTGTTGTAAAGGTGCTAGAAAAAGTGCCTATGGTTATAAATGGAAATATATTGAATCTTAATTTAAAGAGTGTTAATACATTCTTTTTTTTATACGAATAAAAGGAGGAACTTTTCATGGCAACTACTGCAGTGAAAAAGACAAAAACTACTGAAACTACTACTGTATCCGAAGCTGTTACAGAACCTGTTGCAGCTGAACCAGTAAAAACAGTAGAAGTAAAAAAAGAAAAGAAAACTTATGCCCCTACTGATGGGATTCCATGTAAATCTATTACTAATGGTGGACTTTATATGCCAGGGCTTAAGTCAAATATTTTATACACATGGATTGATGCCGGAGATGTAATTGAAGTTGAATATCAGGATCTGCAGGCAGCAATCAGATCAAATAATGGTTATGTTATGAATCCATTTTTTGTTATTGAGGATGAAGAACTTGTTGCACAGTTTCCACAGCTTAAGAAAATTTATAATACATTATATTCTGTAGGTGATCTTGAAGATGTAATTACAGAGCTTTCTCCTGGAGATATGAAGGCTACTATTCTTTCACTTCCGAAAGGGGCACAGGACTCTATTAAACATCTTGCTTCAAAAATGGTAAGTGACGGTAGACTTGATAGTGTAAGAAAAATTAAAGTGCTTGACGAAATCTTTGATACAGAAATGAGTATTATGACAGGACTATTTAATTAAAAATAAGGAGGTATATTATGCCTTCTCTAAATTACGAAGAAATATACTCAAAATTTCGATTAAAAGCAGAAGCTTATGATATTTTACAATATCGTGAAGATGATGTAAGTGCGGTTTTTATGCCGGAATATTTACATGCATCAATAAATAAACCTTATATTCGAAGACTTTTTTCTGAATTGAAACTTGGAGATACAGTTCAGGAATTGACATATATAATGAAATATTCTGTTGATGATGATTTTGATGCAGAATTTATAACTGATATCTTAGGTATAGGTATGGTAATTGAATGGATTACACCCAAAATTAACAGCCTGAATAATACTCAGCAGGTATTTGGATCTTCTGAAGAAAAATTTTATTCTCAGACTAATCATTTAAATGGTTTAAAAGATTTAAAAAAATCATTAATCAAGGAACAGAAGAACTTGATTAAAGATAGAGGTTATATATGGAATAGTTATCTGGATGGAAGTAATACATAATGAATACAATTTACGGACATTTTGATGATTTACAAATTGAAGAATATAAGGAAAAATTACACAAAGAAATGTTTTGGCTTCTTTTATATAAGGACCCAAAAACAAAAGATGAATTTAAAAATGTTGACTTTGAAAAATATTTTATCAATTTAATGAAGAAAATCGATGGTTTGAATACTCTTCTCTTCTATCCTGTAGAAATTATAGCAATTATGAGTTTATTACAGGCGGCTCTCAATGAGACAAGAAGTGATGATTTTAATTATCGTTCTTACCGAAAATTGATACTAGATGCGCATTCGTTAGTAGACAAAATTAATTCTAGGAGTTGATTCTATGGTTACTGCAGAAATGTACAAAAATTATTTGTCATCATATGGCAGTAATCTAGCTCAGGTAAAGAAAAATCAGTCTGATGCAATTATGAATAATTCTTTTACTGCCGATGCACAATATAAAAGAGTTTATATTTTAACAAAAGATGGATGGAAATGGGAAGATGCTAAATATCAACGTCATGCCAAGCTTTCCATTCTTAAAGATGCAGTGGATTATTATTTACAATTTCGGCCTAAAGTACATTATCCAATAGGAAGTTATGTGTTTGTTCCTGATGATACTGACTTCGATATTAACATATCTGGGCACGAACTTGATAATCCGCTCTCACTTCCAGACGAAAGAATTACACAACTGTGGTTTATTGTCGGTAGAGATGATGCGAATGCTTTTGTTAGATATAATATATTAAAATGTAATTGGAAATTTCAATGGATTTACGATAACAAATTATATAAATGTTGGGGTTCAAATAGATCAGCTAATAGCTACACAAGCGGTCGTTGGGATGATCAATATACATCTTCGCTTGATAATCTGACAGCTGCATGGCTTCCAGATATTTATTATGCGTATGGTAATAATTTATATGATTTAGGACTTAGTGACGATCGTACTATTATGCACGAACAACGTTTTATGCTTACGAATAACATTCTTGACCCAAAAGTCTATCAGGTCACAAAAATAATAGATCTTAATCCTTCTGGAGTAATTAAACTTTCCATAAAACAAGATGAATTGAATAAAAAAGTTGATAATGTTCAACTTAGAATTTGCAATTATTATAAAGGTTCTGGTGATCAAAAAACAGAGATTATTCAGAAACCTCAAACAATGATTACAAGTTCACAAATTGAATGGATGTATCTAAATGACGATGGTGAAATCGAGCCATTATTGGACCGTTCAAAACAGTTTCTTTATATTGGAAAAAATTCATATTTTGAATATAAACTTCCTTATGCCGATCTTACTTCTGAATGGAATATTAGTCTTGTTGACAAAAATTCCGAATATACAGAAGAAGAAAAATCATATTATGAAGGATTAATAAAATTGACTGTAATGGATAATGTCACTATATCACTTAAGCCTGGAAAAGCTCATAGTTTAATAGGTAAAAGATTTAATTTATCAGCCACAGATAATAATGGAGACAATCATTCTTCTATTGAAGTGGAGGTGCAATTAGATGAATAGAGATATATCACATATTACACGAGATCTTGAAAATAAGAAAAATAATGACATTATTTATAAAAAAGATAAACTGTTAAAACTATTCAATGAGGATCCTGATCTTAATGAAATTTTAGGGAAAAAAGATAAACGCCCGTTGAATAAATATACAGATAAAAATAATCCCACAGCTCAAGAACTAAATGAGCGAAATTTAATCATTGAATATAATAAACGAGTTGATAAAAAGCAAATTCTTCCTATATTAAAACTGAATGGTATTAATAAAGAAGTATTAAATTTTATTATGTTTGATATAAATGATACTGATACATCATATTACAATAAGGCTATGAAAGTACAAACACTTATAGTTATGTGTTTAGTTCATGAAGATGATCTTGATACAGAATATGGGATTGTACGAACAGACTTATTGAGTTATATCGTAAAAGATCTTTTATGTTGGACGAATTCTTTGGGAAATCAACTTAAATGTATAGATGATTATGGAGATATTATTGACTCTAGGTATTATTGTAGAACGTTGAAATTTGAAATTGAATGTCCTAATAATTTATATGCAGGAATGAATAACAAATATGACAATTTCCAAAGAATCTGAAATTGATGCACTGAAATTATATTTTGGTGAACCATTTGTTATCGAAAATGATACATATAATGACATTATAATTAATCAACCTACAATAGGAGACATTATAAAAAGTGGTGAGAAAAAGATTTATTCTACTATAAATATTTTTATTGCCAATCCTACTATGTATCGCATGCAATTATGGGATCTTGGTATTGATTGGAATAAAATGTCTGACTTTTCTTTGTTTTGTATGCTTGTTCCAAGTATAGACTCAAAATCTACAAAGTTACTATTCGGTGACTTGAATTTCCAATTATTTCAATTGCAACAAACACAAACAGAAGACGGGGAACCGTTTTTTTATTTACTTAATGAAGAACAAAATGTTCAGATAGATGAAGCCGCATATCTACAGATGGCTTCGTATTTAAGAGCTATGTTCAACACTTACCCAAAAGTGGAAAAAGCCAGGGGAAAATCTACAAAAGAATGGATGATTGAAGAAGATCGCATGAGCTTCGAACAACACAAAAATGATGTTTACAAATCCACTCTTCTACCACTCATATCTACTTGTCTTAATCATCCCGGTTTCAAATATAAAAAAAATGAATTACGTGAAGTTGGCATTGTTGAATTTATGGACAGTGTTCAAAGATTACAAGTTTATGAATCTTCTACTGCTTTACTTAAGGGTATTTATAGCGGCTTTGTTGACGCTTCAAAGATTGATAAGAATGAACTTAATTTCATGAGAGAAATTTCTCTCAAAAATTAATTTCTATATACAAAAAATTTAAAGGAGGAAATCATAATGGGATTTACATTAGATGATATCGTAATCGACCGTGTTCAGTATGGATATGCTGAAGATCTTAGCGGAAATCCATTATATGCATTAACTCAGCTTCAGGATGCAACTATTAATATCAGTGCTGAGTCAACAGATGCAACAGATAATCAGGGTAACCTGATCAAACGTTTCTGGAAGGCCAAAACAGGTGAGTTTACTGCAAATAATGCAATGATTAACCTGAACGTTATTGGCGCTGCGTCTGGTGAAGGTAAAAGAACTGCTTCTTCTACTAATAAAATTAAAATGCCAAAAATTATTACTGTAAAAGCTGGTGCAAAAGCAACATTAACAGGAGTTGTTGATGGTACTGTAAAAGTAAATGCTTTCAGCGCAAATGGTTCCATGGGTACTGCATATGAGAAAGATACCGCTGCTGCAACAGATAAATACGCTCTTACAGAAGGGGGAGAATTTACACCACCTACAGCTGCAGGCGTAGATACTTACATCGTTATGTATGAAAGAGAAGTTGAATCTGGTGTTGCTATTACTAATAAGGCAGATAAGTTCCCGCAGACAGTAAAGCTTACTTTAAAGGCTCTTGCTGTTGATCCATGTCATTCTGACGTTCTTAAAGGAGTGTATATTGTACTTCCATCATTCCAGGTATCTCCTGAAATTGAAATCTCTCTGACAACTGACGGACAGCTTGCTTACTCTGGATCTCTTCAGGTAGATTACTGCTCTGCTGATAAAGCTCTTTATCACATTTATTGGGCTGATGAAGACGAAGAATAATCATTAGATAATATAATATTATTCTAATTACGGTCGGTATGTGTCATAGCATACCGGCTGTTTTACTATCCATATTCAAGGAGGAAAACATGGTTAAGAAAAATAACAAGAAATGCATTTTATGCGGAAAAACATATACATATTGTAGTCGCTGTGAAGAATTCGACCATCTTCCAAGATGGATGGAGATTTATTGCAGCGATAATTGCAGAACAATCTTTAATACATTAACAGAATATAATGCTGAAAACATTACAGCTAGAGAAGCTGCTGAAAGAATGAAAGATTGTGATATGTCTGATGTCAGTAAATTTCATGAAGTAAATCAGAAAATGATTGCAAAAATTCAGAAAGAAACTGCTGATATTAAATTACAGAAGATCTCAGAAAAAGATATTGTTGAGCCGGATTCTGTAGTTGACGAAGAAAACAGCGAGGAAATTGAAACTCGTAAACCAGTACGTACAAGAAAACATAAATAGTATTTGAATAGTGATTTTTTAGGGGTATGTCTCACTATTCGAGACTACCCCTTTTTTCACTTTTAAGGAGTAAAAGGAATATGAGAATACAATCAAATTTGAAGCCGCGTGATTATACGGAGAAAGAAGTCTGCAGGATTATAAATCCGAAGCAGCGTGATTTATATATTAAACATAGAGTATTTCCGATAGATATGTATCCAAGTGTTACGGATGACGGAAAAGATATTATTGTTTACATCTTTTTAATTGAAGAAACCAAAGAGCTGTTTCAGCAATGGCTTAATCATACACTTGAATAAGGAGGACTCTACATGAAAGAAAAAATTTTAGATAAACAAGTTCTAAGATATGTTATTGCTACTACTGTTTCTGGCAAACCAACATATCTCAAAAAGAAATTGCAAAAAATTGAATACAGTTTTGTAACAGATATTGACAATGCTACTAAATGCTCATCTTATGCTATTGCAGAGACTGTAATAAAATACTACGAACATGATACTCATGATACTAATGCAGGATTGATTATTATTCCGGTTGTTATCAGTTATGAATTAGTAAAAGAGGTTTAAATATATGGATAAATCAATTATATTGACAATTGATCAAAAGACATTAGATTTGTATACAAAGTATTATTTTTTAGAACATCCAAGAGCCAAGAAAATTCCTATTGAAAAACCTTGGCATCCTTCGATTAATACTTGGATGATCTTACCACGTATACAGATGAATGCGTTAAAACAAAAGTGGAAGGAATTCGTAAAATTCTGGGTAAAAATAAATAAAATGGATAATAGGCAGTTAGATGATTTTGATCTCATTGTAACTGTCTTTTTTAATACAAAAAGACGACATGACGTAGATAATCAAATCCCTAAGTTTATTTTAGATGGGTTGACTGAGGCTGGGGCCATTGTAGATGATGATGAAAAGCATCTGCACTCTCTCACTTTAAAAACCGGATACGATAAGGAAAATCCAAGAACAGAATTTGAATTTATCATACATGAACATACAGAAAATAAGGAATAAAAGGAGATTCATTATGAGCGAAATAAATAAAGTTAATTCAGATACAATTGAAAGAAAAATTGATGTTCCAGAGTTTATCAGACGATATAATCTCTTGAAAACAGATGAACAGCGAGATGAATTTGTTAGAAATATTATTTGGAGAACATATTGCCCTGTTTTAGAAAAGAAACTTGTTCTTCAGACAATACTTGATAAGTCTATTACCACTGGAAAAAACGGGGTTCAGTATATTGATATGTTTTTATCTAAAATCAATATGACTACTACTATCCTTATTTTATATACAAAACTGAATATAGTAAAAACTGATGATAGTACTACAAATGCATTTCAAGATTATGATTTATTATTTGAAAATAATCTCATGAATAAAATTTGTGAAATTATCGGAGAAAGAGAATTGTCTGAACTTATGAGTATTAATAGTTTGCTTATGGGTAATTTCCATGAAGAAAATAAAAATATCGAAGCATATGTTGCGAAATATACAGAAGCATTTGCTACTACTGTTGGTATGTTTGCCAACGAAGGTATTTCTGAATTAATGAAATATGTAAAGGAAAATGGAATTAAACTTGATTTGAAATAAATTATAGGAAGGGGGCATTTGATATGACAATAGAGGAATTTGCTCGAAGGATAAAAAAATTAATGGCTGATATCCCACAGCCATTTTCAAATTATTTGGCTGAAGCTATAGCTCCAGAAGTTAAAGCCAAAGTTAAAGAAATATTTGATAAATGGGTTAACAATTATTATGCGAGTTATTCCCCAATATATTACAGCAGAACATATGGATTAAGAGATGCATATGTTTGTGAAGTATACGGAAATCTTCTTGTATTTGAATCAGATGCCTCTTTACTAAATGGATCTCATAGAGTAAGCAATGAATATATTTATGACCGTATGTTTTTTGAAGGATGGCATGGAGGCGCTGATAAAGGAGAAGGTCATCCGGCGCCAGGATCATTATATTGGAGATCTCCATTTAAAGAGTATACACATTGGGGAGCTATGGCTGCCTCATCTGCTGCTCCTGGACCTAAAATTCAGTCAGACGTAAAAAACTATTTTAAAAGTGGAGAATGGCATAAAAAAGTAGAGGCTGTAGGGATAGATCTACTTATAAATCGTTATGGATTATAATATAAAGGTTGGTGAACAATACATATGGCAAAAATAAGAGAAGAACTTGAAATAGTAAGTAGTGACGATCTTAATTCATTGCTTAATAGATTAAATAAATTAAAAGATGAAATTAAGGATACTAACAATACAACAGTTAAGCCTAAGACAGATTCGTCAGAAATTGATAAAGCTAATATAAAATTAGACAATTTAAGAAAAAATGCTCAAAGTGGAATTGATGCAAAAGTAAATGTTCAACTTGATGCTTCTGATTTAAAGAGGCTCAATAATCTCCCAACTGCAAAAGCAAAAGTGGATTTTCTAGTAAATAAAGGCACTATCAGCAAAAGCATTGGTAAAGATTTACAGGCCGCTATTGGGAAAGCTTATTCAGATGTCAGTAGAAAATTCAAAGATTTTCCAGGGCTAGATAAAGAGCCTAATATATCTCTTGATAATTTCATGAAAAGAGTTCCTGAATTATCAGCTCGTCAAAGAAGTGGCATAATTCAGACACTTACGGATAAGGGCATAATATCAGATAAAAATATTCCTGAATCATACGAAACTGTATATAGATTAAAAAGCTACTTAGAAAATGCTAAAAAAGCAGTATCTAAAACTATTCCGTCCGAGGCGTTTACTGCCCCGGATCTTTCTTTATCTGCAACAGAATATGGTAATGCAATTAATGAACAAGTGAAGCTCGTACAAAATGTACTTAATGCTTCTAAGTTTTTTGCTGATTTAAGTTCTAAAATGAATGTTAAAGCTGCTGCAAAAGTTTCACCTGAAGAAATGTATAAATTAATGGGCGTTGGTTCTGAAAAGGCTGATACAGGTAACTATGTTGCTTATCTGGCAGATCAGATTGCTAAGAAAGCAAATGTATATGATATTATCGATCAGGTTGTAACGGGCGCTCTGGATCCGACGCAGATCAGTCAAAAAGATATTGCAAATAGCATTTCAAAAATTACTAAAAAGAAAGAATCTACACCTAAGGCTTCTTTTACTGGTAAAACTAAAAAAAAAGTAAAACCTGTTATTGATGATTCTGATGACTCAGATCGACCAGAAGGAAATATTGAAAAATTATATGATGAATTAAAAGATGCATATAAAAATTTTGTAGAAGCAAGAAAAGCAAGAAAAACAAATAGTATTCATCCATCTGATTATGCTTTAAAAAGTGCAGTATTTAGAGAAGCGTATGCAAAAGTAGCACCACATTTATTTGATGATGAGAAAGAAAAATTTATTGGTCCAAAACCTATGAGTCAAGAAGTAGCACAATTAGCTGCTGATTCTACAAGAAAAACAGTAGAACAGATTTATTCGATAAAGAAGCCGCTTAAAGATCTGGGTTATTTAGGGAATAATCCCGATGTGTCTAAGATATTCGATAGAATTTCCAACAGAATTATTAAAATTAATGCCGATAAACTCAATAACCGCGATAATGAAAATGGCGATACTGATGAAATTATAAAAAATATTGGAGTAATGAATAAATTAGCAAGTCAACTTGAAGATATGATTCATGCTGACGGGCATGTGGATTTTGCTATTAAAAATCTTCCTACTATTACGAAACCAGCTACTACTGCTTCATCGTTACTTGATAATTCTGATATTAAAAAACAGACAGAAGAAACTGCAGATGCTATTACTAGAACAGCAGATCAAGTTATTGATGCAAAATCCAAAGAAGCTGATGCTGTTGTTGCTGCAAATGATAAAATTGCTGAGTCCGAGAAGAAAGTAACAAATCAAGTTACAGATGCTGCAAAAGAACAGAACGATACAATCAAAACTGTGTTTGGTTTGAAGAATAGTAATTCTAATTTAACAGAAACCCCTGTTACTCCTCCAGAATTAGATGGTTTAAAACAGCTTTCTCAAAGGGAATTTGGCGACGCTCAGAAATATATTAAGGTGTATGAAGATACCAACAGAACTATATACACCCTTACTCAGACATATAAAAAACAGTTTGATGCTAATGGTAATCTCTTAGCTGAAGGATATGAAAATGCTATTGCATATTATGATAGTTATGAGAAACTTGAGGGAGAAGCTATTAAATTAAGTAAAAAGATTAACTCTAATTATGCGAAGCTTGATACGGAGAAATATAAATCCACTGATAAACAAAATCCTAATTATCTTAAAAAGTTACAAGATGATATCAAATCTGATCAACAAGACTTATCTGAATTACATAGAATTGCAAGATTAAATGCATCTCTTCCTGATAACGATTATATGTATCAGAACTTTACTCAAGCACTTCGAAAAGGATCTGCTGAATCTGCCAGATCATTATCTGCAACTCGTAAAACAAATCGTGATAATTTCAATGTAAAAAAAGATACACTAAATACGGATATTTCTAAACAGATTTCAGATATAGAATCTCTTGGACAGGCTGGTACTATTGCTGCTGGAAAACTTCAGGGTATACAAAAAAGTTTATCTACTATTACTACTCCTGCTGGGTTAGAGAACGTTCAAAAACAAATCACAGATATTAATGAGCAGTTTGATTCAAATAAGGCTCGTGAATCTGCTTTAAATTATGTGCATAATCTGGAACAGGGATTGACAGGGAAGCAGAATGTTGTTATTGGCACTAAAAATGCTTCTGATAATTTTGTTGATAGTATTAATAAAGTAAATGGCACATGGACTGGACCGTTAGCTAATTTAGATAAAACATTTAAATTTAATCGTAATAATACTGCGACAGAAATTGACGGATATATTGCTGATGCAAAAAAACTTGGAGACATAGGTAAAGCATCAGCGGAAGCGTTTTCTCATTTAAAAACAAATCTCGAAAGCTGTTATACAGAATCTGGATTAAAACAAATCCAAACACAAATGCGCGGAATTTCTAAAGAAATGTCTACTGCAAAAAAACAGGCTGATGAGGCTGCAAAAAATTCAGAAACTGCAAAAATAAATGATCAGTATACTCAGATTATGTCAGATATGTCTAATCTTGAGAAGAAAAATAAAGAACTTCGTACTGCTTTAAAAAGTGATAAAAATTCTGATTATATCAAAAATATTACCGCAGAACGTGATGCTTATAAAGAAGCAGTTAAAGGCGCCGACGAATATATTGAAAAGCATAAAGAAGTTATTGGCGATAAGAATGTAAAAAAATATAATACAGCTAAAAGTCGTGCGAATCAAATTGAAACAGATATTGAAAATGATATCGCTGCTCAGACAAAAGCAATTGATAAAGAAGCATATACAAATAAGTATACTGCTGCTATTGCTGATGTGAAGGCTTTAGGTGAGGCTTATAAAGAGCTTAATAATATTCAAAAAGAGGCATTCTCTAAAAAATCTGGACAATCTGTTACTACTTTAGATGATTATAACCAAAGAATTACTGCGACTCAAGACAAAATAAAATCTTTAACTACGAAAGTACAAGATTTTCGTGACAAGGTATGGAGTTTTGATGCCACTCAAGCGGATAAATTAAATCAGAAAATATTTGATAATTATGAAAAGCAATTCAATAATATGTCAAATACTAAAAACAATTATAATTCTGATTTAGTGGAAGCGATGAAAACTGCATATCAATTAAAAAGATCTACAGAAGCAAAACTTTTAAAATCTGCTACGAATACCTCATTAGATGTTAGTCAGGTATCAGAATTGAAAGGTGAAAATGGATATAAGACGCAATTATATGCTTCATTGCGAGATCAAGTTGTCGATCAGTTTGGTAAAGATTTCCAACGGCAAGCAATTTCTGAATTAAAAACAAATGCTAATAATGAGCGAAATGATATTTTGAATACAAATTTCAAAACTCTTTCAAATGATATAGATCAGTATGTTTCTAGTGTTACAAAAGCAGGACGTGCTTCTAAAGGATTCCAGCAAAACTTTTCTGGACTTTCAACAGATCTTGTAAACTTACAAAATACTTTTTCAGATCCTTCTAAACTAAATTCACAAGGTGTTACAGATTATTTTGATCAAATGAGTAATATAGCTCAACGTTTTGGAAATTTAAAATACACTTATTCAAATGGACAAGGAAAAGCAGAACTTGACTTTACTCAGGCTCTAGGCGAAATAAATGGAGAAAAGGCTGTAGGAAAAAACAGTAATTATTTTAGATTAGCCGGAGAATATGTTCAAAGCTATAATAATATATGGGATAAATACAATAAAGACATTGAACAGTTTGCTGAAGGAAGCGAAGAAAGAAAGAAACTGACCACACAAGCGGAAAAAGATTCTGAAGATGTTGTAAAAAGTATGCAGAATCTTGCTAAGAATGCTTCTAAGTATAATCAGGTAACTGATAAAGGTACGGAGCTTGATTTCACATCAAATAGAACTCGTAATACGAAAGATGCTTCCGCATTTTTAAGTCAGTATGCTGCTTCTATTGGATTAACTTCAGAAATTTCTACGAAAATTAATGAAGCGACTGGACAGGTAACAAAAACATTTACTGATATTTCTGGTAATACAATAACACTAACTGGAAATATTGATAAACTTAATAATTCTTTACGAGTAACCCAATCATTAACGTCTAAAAATGGATCTGGAATGTCTTCATTTGGAAACACACTTAAAGGTATGGTATCAGGAAACTTTAAAGGTGCTATTGCAGATATTGCAAGTTATGTTTCTTATTTCCAGGTAACCATGAAAGCAATTCAGCAGGCCAAACAAGGCTTCAATGATTTCTTAAATTTCCAAAAAGACTTAACAAATATTAGTTACACAATGAATTTATCGCCGGATCAATTACAGAATTTTGGTACCTCTGCAATTGATATGGCAAAAGATCTATCGATGTCCTTGGATAATACTATGGACATTTATAAAATCTATGCAAATATGAATACTACTGTTTCTGAAATTCAGCAGACAGCTAAACCAACCGCTATCTTAAGTAACTTAAGTGGCGTTGATGCCTCTACTGCTGCCGATCAGGTACAGGGTATTTTACAGCAGTTCCATATGTTAGAAGATGGATCTACTACTGCTGCTGATGCCTCTATGCATATTGTCGATGTTCTGGATAAAGTTTCCGGAAGTGTGGGAATTGATTACGCTAAAGGTATCAAAATTATATCTGATGCTGTACAGGCTTCCGGTCAGGTTGCTTATGATGCAGGTATGTCATATGAACAGCTTGCAGCTATTACTGCTAAAGTATCAGAAAGAACTCGTGAAGATGGATTTTCAATTGGTAATGCTTTGAAGACAATTATCACAAGAACTACAAAAGTCGGTAAAATGCCACAATATGCCGACGAAGTTGACAATGCAACTTTATCTAATGCTTCTGCATCTCTGCATGCTATAGGTGTAGATGTTTATAATCCGGATGGATCTGATCGTGGTATCATTACTGTTATGTCTGAGCTTAAAGATAAGTGGGACAATTTAACTGATGCACAGCAAGCCAAGATCGCATTCGATGTAGCAGCTACGAGGCTAAAAGCTAGCCTCTGTATGAAGAAATTCATACTGGAATGATTTTAACTGCAGGTAATACCTTAGAGCCTTGCACCACAATAATCAGGAAACTAGATTATGAAGGTTTGAAAACGCAAGGATTGGTTGTTCATGCAGCGAAGCACCCTAACGTATTCCGTAGATCATACGGTACTTGAGTCGAGGGTGAACGTTCAACGACTAGATTCTCGTCGAGCTATAGACAAGAGAATAAAGGTGGAAATCCTGAATATCTATAGCAATAATCGTAGGGCGCAATCGCAAATGGCGTGGGTGAAAACCCCTTAAATCGAAAAGGACACCCTAAACCGTAAAGGTCGGTAGGTGAAGAAATAGTCTATGCTTGCGTAAAAGCGCAAGTTGTGTTAATATGCGTATAACAAATATAACATCAAAAATTATAAATATAAAATTTATTTATATAGAGGAATTTATGGGAAGAAAAATTATTTTAACAGAAGAACAAGAAAAAATTGTCAAAGATTCCTATCTTTCAGGAATGAGTTGTAATCAAATATTGAAAAATACAGGATTCGGCAGAGATGCTATTAAAAGATGTTTAGTAGATGCCGGAATTTATAATCCTGATAAAACACGATATAGAAAGTATTCAGATGAAGATATTGAGTATATTAAAAAGTATTATCAAATTGGTGATTGGGACTCAATATTTAAGAAATATCCGTTTATGAATAAACAAAATGTTTATGATATGGCAAAGAAGCGTGGATTTTCAGCTGATTTTTATTTTTGGAGAAAAGAAGATGAATTAATTATTAAAGAGAACATGTATAGTAAAACTTTTGAGGAAATATCTGATTTAATTGACAATCGAAAATCTTCTTCTCAGGTAAAGCAAAAAGCATTTAAATTAGGATATAGAAATGATGATTCATGGACTGAAGAAGAAATAAATATTCTAAAGAAAAATTATTCACTGATCCCAATGATAGAAATCATGAAATTATTACCGCGTCATAAAACAAAAGATTGTATTCAAATGAAAGCATCTCAGTTAAATTTGAAATCGTACTATTCTTTAAATTGCATGTGGACCGATGATGAAAAAGATTTTATAAAAAATAATTGGAAATTTATGTCCGATATAGAATTAGCTGACAAATTAAAACGATCTCAAAGAAATGTAAAATATCAGAGAGAAAGACTAGGATTGTTTAGGTCTGATCCATTTGGAGAAATCAATAATCGTTTAAATGATTATTTAAGAAGGCGTTCTTATACATGGAGAAAAAATAGCATTAATGCATGCAATAATAAGTGTGTCTTAACAGGAAGTGAAAAATTTGATGTGCATCATATATATCCTGTTAACCAAATTATATCAGATATATTATATGAACTGAATTTGGAAAATAAAAATTTAGACGAATATACATCCAAAGAATTAGAAATAATCGTGACTAAATTTAATGAAAAACAAAATAAATATCTTGGCGTATGTGTAAGGCAAGATATTCATAATTTATTCCATAGTATATATGGTGATATTGCAACCAAAGATCAATGGGAGCAATTTGTAATTGATTTTAAAAACGATAAATTTGTTGATTATATAGCAGCATAATATATTAACACAAAACGAATGTTGCGAATTCGTTAAATGAAACAGAAACTTCAAAATTCAAGTCTATGCTTGATGCATTTACAGACTCCATGTCACTGGCAGAGGAAGCAACAACCGCAAATGGTAATGCTGAAGCTAACCAGGAAAAATACATGGAATCAACTGCTGGTAAACTACAAGCAATCAAAACACAGATGCAGGATTTCTGGGTTAATTTCTATAATTCAGGTAGTGTAAATGGTGTTCTTGAATTTGTACATAGTTTAACAGAAGGATTTACGTCACTTGAAAAAACACTTGGACCAATACCAGCATTACTTACTGCTGTATTTGCAGCAATGACAGTAAAAAATGCAACAATGGCAGGATTAAAATTCCTGAGTGGTGGAGGTCTTGCAACAGTCGTAGGTTGACCTAAAAATCTAAGGGTTACACGTTATTTTCCGATTTTTAACGATGAGCCTATCTACATAGAGATTTATATCAATGTGTGGAGAATAGCGACTATAAATAAATAGAGGATTAATACGTCGAACTCACTATTCTATGCTGATTGCATAGTGAAATGGGCGAAAGCTCGTGACAACGCACGTGCCAACCTGATTAACGATTTAGTCATATGTGAAACGTTAGTAACAATTACGTAAGTAATGACGAGGGAAACATATAAATAATCAGGAGGAGTAGAGAGAGCACCCTTCCTCGGAGTATATTTTATATACTTTTAATGAATGTTCCATGAGCGGCACTTCTCTTCTACCGAATCGCTTTATGCGAAAGAGAGAAATTATATTTGATAAAAGAAAGACACCGCGGTGATCAAGCGCAGTGTCTGTAAGATAAGCTTTGAATTTTAAATTATTGAAATTTAACCTTTAAAACTTTAATTGTGTGGGTTTCACCCCACACTACCAGAGTTGTATTTCTACTTCTCCGGTGTCTCGCTTGCAAACTCGCAATTAAAATCAATACGTTGTTCTTCTAGGTTTATTGATGTCACGAGTTTGATTGGATTGTGCTGTAACACCATCCATAAAGCTGCAAGTAATGCTAAAACCCTAATGATTTTTTTAATTGCTATCTTTGCAAGCTTAAATTGATGTTCTTCTTTCTTCATGTTCCACCTCCCTTCTGCCATATGGCTAAAGTAAATATAAGTGGATTTTGATTTCGGACAGAACATCCGATTTTGATATTTATGATTGTAGGTGTGTGCAAAGCCGAGGCACACTCTCGGCTATCCTACAATTAGTAAATATATCACTAGACTTTATTGTTGTAAAGACAGAACGTCAGTTTTTATTTATATAGCAGAAAAGGCACCTCGCGCGAACTGGTGCCCTAAAAATCATCAAAGGTTTTGCCCTTTGATTCCCGGTCAATATAAAAAATTGTCACTCTGACGTCTAGCTGACCGGTGCGTCGCTTGCAAAGTCGCTTTCAATCTCAATTTGGATGGTATCAATTGTAAGTTTCAAGTCCATATGGGTTGGATTCTTTAAAAGAATCATTCCTATAATAAATACAGGCAGAAACAAATCAATAGTACGAGACTGAAACTTCTTTACAAGCTTACTTCGTTTTTTCTTACTCTTAGTCATTTTTTCACCTCCTTCCGACATTAAGAAGAAGGCTTTTATGTATAAGTATGAAATAAACGAATAAAACAAACTTCTGCTACTGATACATAACAACCACTTTCCTTTAAAAAGCAAAGGTTTATAGTGTTTCGGTGTGAAGACGCACAAGGCCATGGTGCGTACATGGCCTCTTCACATAGAAAATTATACCAAATTGTCGTTTATTGTAAAGACAGAACGTAGGTTCATAACAAACCCCAGAAAGTAGGTGTTTATATGATTAGCTTAACAAAAAATAATAACATTATTATTCCGTCTCAGATTCAGTTTGAAAACCAATTTGCCGTCTTGGGGCTTCTGGAATCTCCTTTGGCTGCGCGCTTAAGAGAAAATCCAACTGATTTATATGTTGTATCAGTTTCTGCGGTTTGCCGTAACTGTCCTCTCCGTAAAACACGATTAGGTTGTACCCAATGTAGCCGACTTTGTTGACAATTATCCTTGTTTAAATGCTACAACTTTGGCAAATTCTACAGCTACATCATGCGCTACACCCTCAACAAATTCAAGAGTATGATTCCCTACTTTACCAACAATATTTTTAGTTTTATCCCAAACAGGTTCTGGTTCAGTAGCATCAATGAATTTATGTCCTACATATGTAATTTCATTTATTAAACACTCATTAATATACGGAGAAGCCTTAGGATTTCTATTAGAAATTTTAATAAACCCAATTTCTTCAAGTTTCATGACGGTATACATAATATCTTTGCTGTCATATGTCTGATTTAATGGCGATGCTAATAATTGTTTAAAAGTTACAGGTATAAGAGAAAATGAACCATCTTGCAATTCTCGATAATCAATATTGTTTTTGCAATAAATCAAAACATCTCTTACACATTCTTCGTTTAACGTCATACTTATTACCTCCATAAGAAAGGATTAAAAATGAATACAAATTATAAAATTTTATCAACTGTTGTAGATATTACGCAATTGCTTCATGAAAACAATTGTACATATAATGAATCATATAAAATATTACAGATGGTTACAAATGAGTTAAAACAACAGCAGGAAAATATAGAATATCCTACAGTAGATGATTATTTATCTAATCATAAAACACATAATGCAAATAATCAAGTTATTGCTGCATTAAATCATATAGATGGATATTGCTAATCACCTTCCTGGCCACCATTTGTGACCGCATTTCTGGCAGAGATTCTTCTTTTGAGATGCGCCAATCCAGCCGAAGAATCCATAACCTTGTTCTTCTGTAGTGACTGATGTGGAACCACAGCGTGGACAACGAACAACATTTTGGTAAGGGTTATACATATTATTTTTATTGGAACACGCCGGAACATAATTAAATTGAGTATGAGATACATGAGTCTTTTTATGTTCATAGTATTTCTTTCTGTCTTTTGTTGTTCCTAGTATTCTATATTTATGTATGTAGCTTATTAAAAGATCCTCTTCCTTTCCAATAGATATGTATGTCCTAAGAATATGTCTAGCTTCCGCCCAAGTCTGAGAATTTATTTCCACATCTGGATGCGTGTTTTCTTTTATATAATCAACCAGTTCAGTAAGGTTATATTCTTTTTCTCTATATAAGTAAATATTATTTGGATTATCATCTTTAATATCTTCGTTAGATTGTGACGAATCTGATTTTTTTTCTTTTATCCACTTTGAAATTGGATAACCACAATGTACGCATATTTCAGCTTTATCTGATACTTCCTTATTACATTCCGGACATTTAATAAGAGCCATAAATGTTGTTACCCCTTTATTTAATATTTTATCTTATTGTATCATAATAAATAAGTCATGTCATTAAGTAAAATCGGAAAAACTTCTGCTTTAACTGGTGCATTAAGTGATTTATTAAATAATAAGGGAACATTAAAAAATGTAAATGATTCTTTATTATCTTTTGGAAATATAGATATAGCTGCTGCAGCTTTAGCTAAAGCCAGTGTTGGAACAGGACTAAGCGATGCTAATTTAACAGCTATGTTACAATCTGCATATGGAGGAACTGAATCTGCCGCAAACGCCGCAGGATTAGCAATGTCAAATGCTTTATCATCTGTAGAAGTTGCTGCACCAGAAGCTTCCGCTGCTGTATCTGGAATATCCGGAGCATTCGCTACAACTAAGGCAGCTGCTGTAGGCTTTCTTTCTGTAATGAAATCTATATTACCTATTGCAGCAATTATTGGAGGAGCATTTGTTGCCGGGAAGTTAGCATGGGATAATATTCTAACAAATAATACTGTTGATAAAAATTATAAAAACTCTTCTGATAAGTATGATAATGCAAAATCAGAACTCACTTCTTTGCAAACTCAATATGATACAAACAAAGAACGTATCCAGGAACTTAATGCAAAACAATATCTCTCTTCTGAAGAAAGAGCCGAAAAAAATAAATTAGAAAGAGAAAATCAACTATTAGATAGCCAGGTGTCTACTGGAAAAAATGTTGTTAGCGCGTCTCAAAAACAAAAAGCTTTAGATGCACAAAAAACATTAGATAAAAGTAGTTATCACAAAAATTATGCCGGAAAACAAAAGAATAAAGTTACTGACTCACAAAAATTGATTTATCAAGATGACCTAGACCAGGCATCTGATATGATTAAACAATTAGATTCACTTAAATCACAACGTGATGAAATTATAAATAATCGTTCCAAACAAAGTGATTCTTATTTTTCGGCATATCAAAAGGAAGAACGTAAGTTAAAATGGCTTAATGAAGATATTTCTCAATTAGAAAGCGATTTATCCGATAACATGTCAGATATTTCAAAAAATTCCGAGAGTTTTTGGGATGATCAAGGAAATCTTGTAGACACAACAACAAAAAAAACTGCAGACAGAGCAGCTTCTATAATTGATTATTATAATAAAGTCACAGGAGCTTCAGATACCACAACTGATAAACTTAATAATATTTTTGCATTAGATAAATTTAAAGATGTGGAAAATCGGCTTACTTCTATAGGAGCTTCTGGGAAAAAAGAGGATATTTTAAATAAAATATCCGAAATAGATGGTTTACAAGAAGCACTTGATAAAGCTGGAATTAGCGCGGAAACATTAGCTGACAATATTATGTCTGTAGCTAATCCTGATAAAAAAAATATTAATGGCATCAAAGAAAACCTTAAAGATGAATTTTCATATAAAGATGGTTTATATAATTTCTTTAAAGATAAATCAGATAAAGAGCTTGAAAATTTTTGGGATTATTATACATCTCAGAATCTTAATGCCAAAAAATACGATTGGAATTTAGACACTGTTAAATTAAATTTTGATCAAGCACAGGTAGCCGCAGAAAAGACTAATCCAATATCCACGCCATTCTCTTCTCTCTTTAAGAACTCCGCTGAAGATACAGCAACTGATCTTGACACAATAACTGACAATTTCCAGACAGATATGTCAAATATCAAATCTGCAATGGATTCAATCAAATCTGGTACATTCCAGAATTCTGATATCACTGATCTTATTCAGCAATTCCCGGAACTTGCAACAGAAACTGATAACCTGCAACAGGGATTACAGAAACTGACATTTGATAAAGCAAGTACTACTATTGATAAAATCAGAGATTCTGTAAAAGATGTAACTGATCCGAAAGAACTTGCTGCTGCAGATAAATATATCCAGAGCATTATGGATACTATGGATCTGAGCGATTTCGATGTTAGTAATAGTAAACACACAAAAGACACCATTATCAGTAATTTAAAAGGAAATTCTATTGGTCCTATTAAATCAGCTTCATTAATAAACCAATTATTTTCAGAATATGGTGACGACAAAGTGGCAATGCAGGCAATTATGAAATTGTCACTTGATCCATCAATGGCGAATGCAGATTGGGATACTTGGAAATCCAAAATTGAAGATACTAAAGTGCAGATTCAGTTAGATACTTCAGCTAAAAATCTGGATAGTCTCTCAAAAGAGTTGACTCGTCTTCAGACTGATGCTTCTGATCAGCAGACAAGACTGAATAATAAATCTGCTTATAATATGAAAGCTACTGCTTCAGATTATACCAATTTAATCGAAAATGGTGACAAGCAGATTGAGAATCTGAATAACCAGATTCAGGAATATCAGAATAGTATCGATGCTTTGAAAAATAGTAAAGGCATCTCTCCTCTTTCTGATGAAGATAATGAACAGATCAAACAATGGCAAGATCAGATTCAAGCTTCTCAGATGTCTATTGAAAACATGAAGGCTTCTCAGGCCGATTGGACAAAAACAGCATTTAATCTTCCAGTAACTGATATGCAGAACACTGTTACCGCTCTTACATCAGCTATTAGCGAAATGCAGACAGAAACAGGTCTTACATCTGATACTATGGATAGTCTTAGAACACAATTCAGTGATCTAAAAGATGCTCATGTTGATAATGTATTCGATCGCACTGCAAAAGGTTTGAAAATCAACACAGAAAGAATGAAGGATTATCTGGAACAACAAAATGAATTCATGAATTCTGATTTTGCACAACGGATTCAGGATTATCAGGATCAATTATCAGCAGGTAATAAAGATTATACTCAGCAAGGATTAGAAAATCTTAAAAATCTGCAGGCACAGTATTTTGCTCAGTATCAGGAGGCGGCAAAACAATTCTCTGATTTCCAAGCTATGGTTAATGCCGACAATCTTTCTACTGAAGGCAATGAATATACTACAGCTAAGAGTTATCTGGATAACGCAAAAGATCTGTATGATAAAGGCTTAGTTGGTACTCCTCAGTTTAAAGCAGCTGCAAAATATTTCTCTCAGAATGGTTTTGAAGATGCTGATAATTTCATTGAGAACTACAACAAACTTAAAAATTATTACACTGATGATGCTTCCGGTCCAAAGAGATTTTTAAGCGATCTTGAAGCTAAGGGATTGGCCACTTACAAAACTCTTGAGGATGGAAATCAGCAATGGATGTACTCTTTCACTGATACTCAAGAAGCTGCAGATGCTATGGGTATGAGTCTTGAATCATTCGAATCTATGTTTGGTAGATTGAAAGATTATGGCGATACAAATAATTTTGTATCTTCTCTTGAAGAAGGTGCCCTGAAATCTGAAGAGATTGACGATAAACTCATTGATGCTCAGATTAAAATGGGAAAACTGAAAGCTAGTGGTGCAAATCAATCCGCTCTGGACGATCAACAAGCAGTTATTGACAATTTAATTGCACAAAAAACTGGTATTACTCAGGCTATATCTGATTTCAAAGATGGTACTGTTGATCGTAAGATTCAGGATATCAAGGATGCCAAAGGTTCTATTGACGAATTAAATCAGTACATAAAAGATAATGGTATTGATAAAGATTCTGATTTAGGCAAGAAATATATCGAATCAATTCAGGAACAAGCTAAGAAGACAGGCATTAAATTAACACCTGAATTTGAAGTTGATGAGGCTGCTTATAATGAAATGATCCAGAGTTATGAAGCGAAAGCTAAAGGCTCACAGATCAAACACTTCCAGGATGTCAACGAAGGAATTGAAAGTGGTAATACTGGAGATTACTCTGATTCTGATGTTGAACTGGTTAATAAAATTAAAGATGCTCAGGAACAGAAAAGTGAAGCATTACAGAACGTTATTGATGCTGTTAATTCATTGGATAAAGATCAATGGAATGAAGCAA